CTCATTTTCTGATGAACACGCATTGGCGCAAGCCGATATTGAGCGCGTAATTAGAGCCAAATGGTATCCCAAATTGCAATTAACGTCTGAAATGGACGCCACCTTGCTGACCGATTCCCAATGGACTAAAACAGCGTCTTATCTGGTGCTGTGGAAGTACGCATTGCCTAAACTCACAAACTGGGTTGATGGCGACCGTTTCCAGAATATGATCGAGTTCTACAAGAGCCGATATTCTGAGGAACTTGAGAGCGTGTTGCAAGATGGTGTTGAGTACGATGCCAACGATGACTCTGTTGTGACAGATGAGGAAAAGCGACCGCTTAACCACGGGCGTCTAATCCGATGAAAACAAGTATAGAGTTTGATGCTAAGAAATTAGATAGAAGACTCGACAAGCTATTGAGGGAAATGCCAGCGGCTGTGGACAAGGCGTTGATTCAAACCTCTCAGTTTGGTACAAATTTGATCTTAGACCGAACCGAAAGAGGTGTTGGCTACGAAGGTAAATTCAAGCCGTACACCCCAGAGTATGTAAAGCGCAAGGGTCAGGGTTGGTCATCAACCAACAGAACCAGAGGGTTTGGCGGCGCTCCGACTAGCCCAGTTAATTTGATGTTGCGCGGCGAAATGTTGGGCGCAATGGCAAGCAAGAAGGTAAAGACTGGCGTGGCTAGGATTTACTTTACAAGGTCAACAGAGGCAAAGAAGGCTGCGTTTAACAATAAAACCAGACCGTTCTTTGGCTTTAACGTATCAGAGCAAAACAAATTGCGGAGTTTCTTTGCAAACAGGTTTAAATTATGAGCAAACGAGAGTCCATTGCCGCAAACATCGTAGCTACGCTGACGGCTATGACTACGCCTGTTCAAGCCAAGTACATCACCCGTGAGCCGTTTGACTTCACCAAGCTGTCCAACGCTCAATTTCCCGCAATTCTGGTTCAGTCCTCTACCGAGACAAGAGAGGACGCCACTATTGGTGGTTCAGACATATTACGCGAGGGAAGCATTGACTACCAGATGATTGGTTACGTCAAGGCTACCTCTTTAGACACCGCACGAAACCAACTGGTTGAAGCGATGGAGAATGCGCTAGACGTAGACCGAACTCGCGGGGGCTATGCGCTTGACACTCAAATCATTTCGGTTGAGACTGATGAAGGCTCAATTGACCCGATTGGAGGGGTTATCGTAACCGCAAGAGTTCAGTATAATTTCACCCGTGGGACTGTATAAGTTCCGATAACCGAAAGGCAATATCATGGCTACACATAAAGGCTCAGAAGGAACTATCAAAGTCGGCTCAAATGCCGTTGCTGAGATTCGTTCATTCTCAATTTCACAAACTGGCGACACCGTGGAAGACACCACGATGGGTGACTCCGCACGCACTTACAAGCCAAGCCTAACCTCTTGGAATGGTTCTGTTGAAGTGTACTGGGACGAAACAGACACCTCTGGTCAACTGGCGTTGTCTATTGGTGCAGAAGTTACGTTAAACGCTTACCCAGAAGGTGACGGCGCTGGCGCTTACTACTACACGGGTTCTGCCATCGTGACTGGTAGCACAATCAACTCATCTTTTGATGGAATGGTTGAGGCATCGATTGCCGTTCAAGGTAACGGCGCATTGACTACCACGACCGTCTAATGAGTTTAGGCGCACGAATCGCCGCCAAGCGGCAAAGCAACCGCAGTATGATAGAAGTGGCTGAGTGGGGTGAAGATACTCCACTAGCCATTTATACGGGTTCGCTTACCTGTGCTGACGTTGACAAATTGCAACGCAAGCATAAGGACTTTATGAGCAACCCAACCGTTGCGGCAATGGTTGATTTGCTTATTATGAAAGCTGAAAACAAAGACGGTGAAAAGCTGTTTACGTTGGAAGACAAGCCTTTTTTGATGCGAGAGCCAGTTACGCTCATCTCCAACATCTCTGGGCAAATGTTCGCAACCGTTGAATCGATAGAGCAATTGGGAAACGACTGAAGGCAGACGGATTGCGGCTCAACTTGATTGCGCTTGCAGACCGTTTGCACAAGACGATTGAGGAGATTGAGGAAATATCTCTGACCGAGTTGCACGAATGGATTGCCTACTTTGAATTGAAAGAAGAAAAACATGGCGGTCAATGACGTTAATATTCGGCTAAGAGCCAAAGACGAAACCGCTAATGCTTTCAAGAGCGTTAAAGGTTCACTCGGTGGACTAAAGAACGCGGTTTTTAGTGTTCAAGGCGCAATCGCTGGGATAGTCGGTGGCGCTGTTGTTGGCACTATTGTCAACGCCAACAAATCATTCCAAAGCCTACAAGCAAGCCTGATTACGTTTACAGGCTCTGCCGAGGCGGCGGCGGCTCAATTTGAAGTCTTACAGAAGTTTGCCTCAACTACTCCCTTTGCTTTAGAGGAAGTTGTTGGTGGTTTTAACAAGCTGATTGCAAGAGGCATCAACCCATCCATTGAGTCTCTAACTGCTTTTGGAAACATTGCCTCTGGTACAGGCAAGAGCTTAGACCAGTTTATTGAGGCGGTGGCTGATGCGGCTGTTGGTGAGTTTGAGCGCCTTAAAGAGTTTGGTATTAAAGCTGCATCTGAGGGCGACAAAGTTTCTTTAACCTTTGGTGGCGTTACAAAAACCATTGGCAAGAACTCACAGGAGATGCTTGGCTACCTTGAGCAACTTGGGCAGACCAAGTTTGCTGGCTCAATTGAAAGGCAAGCAAACACAATTGGCGGCGCTTTTTCTAATTTCGGCGATTCAATTTCAACGCTGAGTGTGGCGATTGGCGAAGCAGGGTTGAATGACTTTCTTGTGTCAACCACAAGAGAAATGAGCCGGTTGATAGACGTTACAACGCAAGCAACCAAGGCAAACTTAGGCTTAATTGACGTTATTGGTATAACTTTGCGCGAGGCTTTTAGCGGCGCAACCGAGTCATTAAAGGTTTACAGAGAAGACTTGGAGACGCTGAAAAAAGGCAGAAGCATCTTAGAGTTTTTAGGTCTTGATTTAACAGAATCAAACAAAGAGATTGATGACCTACAAAAGAAGATAAACATCTTGCTGATGTCACAAGGCGGCAGGGGGCAAGGGTTTACAGACCCAAGGATAGCCAAAGCCCCAGCCAAAGCATTGCCAACAGCCACCGTCTCTAAAGATCAACAAAAGGCGATAGACGAATATAACAAGTCAATTATTGATGCCGAAGTTCATTGGGCTGGTGCGATGACTGGTAGCGAGCGAAATGCACGCAACCGTTTAAAAGTAATGGAAGACACTAAAAAAGCCCTAGATGACTTGAAGGTAGCGCAAACTGGTGGATTTTATGACCCTGCTCAACGTGGCAAAAGACAAAATTCATTGCCAGCCGAATTAGAGGCAATCAAGGAAAGTCTTGTTGAGGTTAAAAGCCCACTCAAGGAATTTTCCGATAGTATGCCTACGCTGAATCAAGCAATGGAAAGCGTGGTTGTTGGTGGCATGAAGTCTCTTGAGGATTCATTGGTTGGCTTGATTAACGGCTCAATGAGTGCGTCACAGGCGTTTAAGTCAATGGCGAATAGCATCATCAACGACTTAATTCGGATGGCTATCCAGCAGTCAATTACCGCACCTTTGGCTCAGATGTTTGGTTTGCAAGCCTCCTCGCCTAGCGTTCCATTATCTCCAAGGGCTATCGGTGGCTCGGTGCAATCTGGCAAGCCTTACATGGTTGGCGAGCGTGGCGCTGAGATGTTTGTGCCTAATCAGGCTGGTTCTATCATCCCAAGTAACCGACTTGGTGGTGGCGGTGGAACAACGATTGTGCAAAACATAAATGTCACCACAGGCGTGCAACAGACCGTCCGCGCTGAGATAATGACCTTGATGCCACAGATTGCCAACGCTGCCAAGTCTGCTGTGGCTGAAGCTAAATTGCGCGGTGGCTCTTATGCTTCCGCTTTGAGGTAAAAAATGGCTATCACATACCCTGTATCTTTCCCAGCAAGCATTGGCTTTGCAAACCTTAACATTCGGGCGCGTACCGTTGTTGGGGTGAATGCGTCGCCATTTACGGGTCAGCAACAGGTTTACAGGCATCAGGGTCAATGGTGGGAGGCTGAAGTATCTTTGCCACCTATGAAGCGTGCAGACGCCGAGCAAGCCATTGCTTTTTTGCTAAAAATGAATGGTCAATACGGCACGTTTTTGTTGGGCGACAAAGCCAATCCATCTACCCGTGGCGTGGGTACAGGGACGCCATTGGTAAACGGCGCATCACAGACAGGCGATGAGTTAATCACCGATGGCTGGACAGTTAGCACAACGGGCATCCTAAAGGCTGGAGACTGGATTCAGTTAGGTTCAGGCTCCACGACACGCCTTTACAAAGTTTTGGATGACGTAAACAGCGACGGCTCTGGCAACGCGACCATCAACATATTTCCTAACTTACGCTCATCACCAGATGATGATGCCGCGATTACTGTAAGCAATACGCAAGGTTTGTGGCGGTTGGTCAGTAACGAGACAGAATACTCAATTGACAACATGAGTATTTACGGGATGACCTTTGCTTGTGCGGAGGCTTTATGAGTAGAGATTTAACATCAGGCGTCCAAACAGCAATAGAGGCTACGCAAGTTCAGCCTTTTTTGCTATTTGAGGGCTTGTTTTCCTCTGGCTACGTCAGGATGTGGTCTGGTTATGGGGATATTGTTTGGGACGCACGCACTTGGACTGGTGTTGGTAGCTTGATGGGCATCTCAGCCGTTCAAGAAACAAGCGAAATACAAGCCAATGGCATCACGGTCACCATGAGTGGCATACCATCTGAGTTGATTTCTTTGGCCTTGCAGGAATCAGAGCAAGGCAAGTCGGGCAAGGTTTATCTGGGGTTCTTGGACGAAAGCGGCGTGATTGCTGACCCCACAATGATTTTTGAGGGTAAGTTGGACATCCCAGCTATTCAAGAAGACGGCGAAACATCCACTATTTCTGTCACCTACGAGTCACGCTTGATAAACCTGCAACGCTCAAGAGAGTCGCGGTTTACCAACGAGGAACAACAGCGCGAATACGATGGTGACTTGGGTTGCGAATTTGTACCAGCTATGAAAGAAGTCACGCTCACATGGGGTCGCTCATGAGGCTGGAAGGTTGGGAATCGAAAATGGCAAAGGCTCTTGAAGAAACAGGCGCTTTTGAGTGGGGCACAAACGATTGCTGTATGTTCGTTTTTAGGGTCGCAGAGGCGATTTCTGGCGTGGACTACGCAAAGCCTTACCGTGGATATAAAACAGCCAAGGGAGCCGCTAGAAGGCTTTTAAAGCATGGTGGCGTTGAAGGTGTTGCTATCAACTCATTTGGAGAGCCTAAAAAGCCTCTTTTGGCTAAACGTGGTGATGCTGTTTTAGTCAAGTCTGTCGATGATTTAACCCTTGGGGTCTGTGTCGGCGATAAAATAGCGGTGGTCACAGAAACTGGATTGATTCTTATCTCAATGCGAGAAGCAATCAACGCTTGGAGCATATAAATGGCAAAGTACGTTAAAGCAGCCCTTGTCGTTGCCGCAGTAGCCACGGGCGTCGGCATGGTGGTTGGTCTTGCGGCTGTTGGCTCTGCCACGTTTGCCGTAGGTAGTTTGGCTCTCACGGGTGCGACTGCTTACTTTGCGACAACTTTTGTCACCTCATTAGTTCTCAGCGGGGTTTCGGCGTCATTGGCAAAAAAGCCGACCATAGGCGGCGCATCAATTACCTTACAGGACAGGACTGTCACATCAAGGCAACCAATTGCACCTCACGTTATTACTTATGGGCGCACTCGGCTGGGCGGAACGATTCTTTATCTTGAATCAACCAACTCAAATAAATATTTGCACATGGTCATTGCCCTTACTGGGCACGAAATTGACGGTGTGGAGAAAATTTACTTCAATGAGGATGAGGTTGTCATTGATGGTTCTGGCAACGTAACTTCTGGTCAATATGCTAACAAGGCTCGGATTAAGTACAAGCTAGGTACTGCCGACCAAACGGCTTTTGATGATTTGGTCGCTGAGTCTGACGGCAAATGGACTGTAAACCATCGGGTTCGCGGTCGCTCTTTGCTTTACGTTCGCCTTGAGTACGACCAAAACGTCTATTACAACGGGATGCCCAACGTATCGGCATTGATTCGCGGCAAAAAGATTTATGACCCGCGAACCGAAACAACTGTTTGGTCAGCCAACCCAGCCCTTTGCTTATCTGATTATTTAACAAATACCAAATATGGCATGGGCGCAGACTACGCCACAGAGATTGACGAAACTGCTTTAGCCGCCGCCGCCAACATCTGCGATGAGGATGTTTCGCTTGTTGCTGGTGGGACTGAAAACAGATATGAGTCTCACGGCGCATTTCCTACATCAAGTTCGCCAGAAGACGTTATCAATCAAATTGTCTCCTCAATGGCTGGCAGGTGCATTTGGTCTGGAGGTGTTTGGCGCATATTGGCTGGCGCTTATTACACGCCTACATTGTCATTTGACGAAAATGACCTTAGAGGTGGTTTTAGGGTTCAGTCATTGGTCAGCCGTCGTGAAAGTTTCAACGGCGTAAAGGGTGTATTTTTATCACCCGCTGACAACTATGTTGTAACCGACTTCCCAGCGATTACTTCAACCACGTTTGTGGCTCAAGACAACGGCGAAGAAAGCCTGAAGTCCATTGAGTTGCCTTGGACTACATCCGCAAGCATGGCGCAACGCTTGGCAAAGATTGAGTTGCTACGCGCACGACAGCAGATTACAACGTCATTGCCAATGAAATTGACTGGCCTCAAGGCTCAAGTGGGCGATATTGTGCAAATTAACAACACAAGAATGGGCTGGTCAAACAAGCCTTTTGAAGTGGTTGGTTCTCAAATCTCATTTGGCGAGGTTCTTGGTGTTGACCTTGAATTGCGCGAGGTAGCATCAAACGTCTATGACTGGGCAACAAGTGAGGAGTCACCTTATGACCCAGCGCCCAATACAAATCTTCCAAGCGTTATTGACTTGACGCCGCCATCGATATTTAGCACAGACACTCTTGAAATTAACGCCGAAACGATTGTGACCAAGTTGGTTGCTACTTTGACTGGCACAGCTACATTTCAAGACCGTTACGAGGTACAGGCAAAGCCATCAACTGAAACCGAATGGTTAAACCTTGGGCAAGCCTCTGGCAACACATTCCAATTGGCTAACGTTATTGATGGCGCTTTGTATAACATTCGCGCTCGGTCAATAAATATTTTGGGCATCACTTCTGAATGGTCTTATGAGAACCATGAGGTTATTGGGAAGACAGCGCCGCCTGAAAATATAAGCGATTTCACAATCAACATTGTTGGCACACAAGCGTATTTAACTTGGACGCCTGTTGGCGACCTTGATTTATCTCACTATCGGATTCGCCATGCGCGTGAAACGGTAAGCGCTAACTATGCCAACGCCGTAGATTTAATTGCCAAAGTGCCGCGTCCAGCCGTATTTGCTATTGCTCCAGCAATGACTGGAACTTACTTTATCAAGGCAATTGACAAGCTGGGCAATGAATCGTTACAGGCCACCCAGACTGTCGCAATCATTGAAAGCATCAAAGACCTCAATGTGGTGGCGACCATTACAGAAAGCCCATCTTTTTTAGGCTCCAAAACCGAGTGTAGCGTTACAGAAGCAGGCTACCTAGTCTTGGATACCTCAACAGACTTTGATGACATTACAGGGCTGTTTGACGATGCTGATGGGGACTTTGATTCAGGCTCTGGTACTGTCTCAACTTCTGGCACTTACGAATTTGCCAATTACTTTGATCTGACTCAGGTTTACACCAGCCGCGTTACCTCCAATTTAACCGTTACGCGACTTGACTACATCAATCTATTTGATGATGCCACGGGTAACTTTGATGACCGTGTGGGTTTGTTTGATGGTGACCCTAACAGCTATGGCGATACAAACGTCCAACTGTATGTAGCAACCACAGAAGATGACCCCGCTGGCAGTCCAGTTTGGAGTGCATTTAGACCATTCTTTGTGGGCGACTACAAAGCGCGTGCATTTAAGTTCAAGGCGGTTATGACGACTACATCTGGCGAATCTAGCCCTCAATTGGAGGCTTTAAGCGTCAGTATTGATATGCCTGATAGGGTTATTTCTGGGGACAATCTTGCGAGTGGTGCTGGAGCCTATGTTGTGACCTATGGTAAAGCGTTTAAAGAGAAGCCAGCCGTAGCAATTGCCGCTGAGAATTTAGCGCAGGGCGACTACTACGAAATCACCTCAAAATCAGCGTCTGGGTTTACAATTACATTTAGAAACTCAGGCGGTTCAGCGGTTAGCCGCACATTCGATTACGTCGCCAAAGGTTATGGCGAATTAGCCACCGCATAGGAGTAAAAATGGCACAGCACGACTTTTCCATAGCCAATCAAGGCTTTCCCGCTTTCCGAGCAGATTTAAATGATGCTTTGGGCGCTATTGCA